AATGCAAAAATGCGCAGAAGCTAGCTTAGTTGATTTAAAGTACTGGCAAACATATGATGAGAACGTATGGGCTGAAATATTAGAAAAAAACATAGCAGCTGGAATTATTCATTGTAGATTAAAGTATTGGAGAGTGCCAAAACCAATGCCTAATACTATAGAAGGTAAGGCTGATTATTGGAAAAAGTATTATAATAGTGAGGGTGGAGCTGGAAACCCAGAACATTTTGTTGAATCAGTTAAAAAGTATTTAAGATAAATGCCTGAGTCAATAACAAAAAGAACACAAAGAGCGGTTATTCGTTCAGTAAATCCATTTGATTATGACCAAGATTCTAGTACATATATTAGATTTTTAGGTAATATGGCAAGTGGTTCTGATGAACATTCAGATGAACAAATTGGCGAAATGGTTGAAAGAGTTTATCCAGGCGGATTAAAAAGAGGAGAAATAAAGCCTTGGACAAAAGGAGATTATAAAAAAGGTAGAAGGCCTCCTGAAAGAGTTGCTGAAAGAATAGATATGTTAAATTTAGCTATTGGTGACCCTCAAGTATATGGTTCAATGAAAAAAAGTGTATTTACTCCAACTAGAGGAGCTAATAAAGGTGATAAATTTTATACATTTAAAGATAGAAATCAAATACAAGATGTATATAAAAATTTAAAAAAACATATACCACAAATGGAAAAGAAAAAAGGAAAAAGTTTTAATGTTGGTTACAACAAAGATAAAAGAAAAGGTGATGCTGATTTTGCAGGTTCTGGTTCTCATGTAGGAATGGAAAGATTTCAAGTTAGTGTAGGTGAAGATGATATTGGTAAATATATGGCTGTATATGATAATTGGGATATAGATTATGGTAAAAAAGGTGGAAAATTAAATAGAATTGCAAAAAAAGTAATTCCTGGCTTTCAAATTTATGATAGAATTTATTATGAAACAGCAAAGCCAAAAAGTGATTTAAAAATTAGAAAATCAGAAATAAATATTCCTCAATATAAAAAAGTTGAATATAAAGAAAATAAATCAATTCAAAATAAATTAATGAATTTTTTACAAAAAGCTAAATAAATGCCAAAACCAACTTTTTATCAATTACTAAGCGGTGGAATGACATCTGAAGAACATAGAAAAAAATCTATGTTAAGTTCTGCTAAAAAAAGAGCTGATGCAAAATTAACATCAAAACCTAAGTTAGATATTCATGCTGGTTTAGATTTACTTGGAATGACGCCTGGTGCTGGAGCTATTCCTGATTTAGTAAATGCTGCTTTATACGCATCTAAAGGAGATAAATCTAAATCTTTATCATCATTAGCTTCAGCTGTTCCATTTGCTGGTCAAGCAGCTACATTAAAAAGAATGACAGAAATTGGTAAAACTATATACGAAGAAGGTGATGAATAATGGCTAGAATGACAAATAAAAAAAGAGCTCAAACGAATAAACTTCTTTGGGAAAAAGCTAACTCTTCTCATAGACAAAGATGGCAAGTGTTAAGTCAAAAAGGATATGACTTTTATTTAAACGAGCAACTTACTAAAGAAGAAACAGATTCTCTTAATGAAGCTGGAATGCCTACTTTTACTATTAATAGAATAACTCCTATTATAGAAATTATGAAATATTTTGTTACTGCTAATAATCCTAGATGGAAAGCAGTTGGAGCTACTGGTGACGATGTAGATGTTGCTCAAGTTCATTCTGATATAGCAGATTATTGTTGGTATCATTCAAATGGTAAATCAATACATAGTCAAGTAATACTAGATAGTCTTACAAAAGGTATTGGTTATTTTATGGTGGATGTTGATAGAGACGCTGATAGAGGAATGGGAGAAGTTGAATTTAAAAGAATTGACCCTTATGATGTATATATAGACCCTGCTAGTAGAGACTTTTTATTTAGAGATGCTAATTTTATTTCAGTAAGAAAAAATGTATCTAAAAGTCAATTAATGAATTTATTCCCTGAGTTTTCTCGTAAAATAAAAAATGTATCAGGTGGTTCTGATAGTATGAGTTATTCTCAAAGACCATCTACAGACTATCAATCTATTCAACCAGAAGATATTACAATGGGTATTACTGTAGAAGGTGAAGATGATAGTATTGTACCTTATTATGAAACATATTCTAAAAAGAAACATCCTTATAGAAATGTATTTATAAAAGTTCTTCCTTCTCCAGCTGAAATGGAACAAATAAAAGAAAATGTAGAAATACAAACAGAACAAGCTGAAAAAGAAATATCTGTAAGTTTGCAAGAAAAAATGTTAAGCATACAACAATCTTTAGAGTCTGGAGAAATAATAGAAGAAAGAGCTCAGTTAGAAATAGAAAGAGCTCAAAAAATGGCTGAACAAGCTGTAGAAGAAAATAGAATGCAGCTTATGTCTCAAGCTCAAGATTCTGCTACTATTGTTGACCAACAAATAATGACAGAAGAAAGTTATCAAGCTTTAATAAAATCTGGTGAAATGGAATCACAAATTATTGAAGCTATAAAATTTTATGAGAATAGAGTACATTTAACTTGTACTGTTGGAGATGACATTTTTCTATACGACAGGATTCTTCCTGTTTCAGAATATCCTATTGTTCCAGTTCCTTATATGTATACTGGTACTCCTTATCCAATGAGTGCTGTAACACCTATTATTGGAAAACAACAAGAAATAAATAAAGCTCATCAAATTATGTTACACAATGCAAACCTAGCTTCTAATCTTAGATGGATGTATGAAGAAGGTTCTGTACCAGAAGAAGAATGGGAAAAATATTCATCTTCGCCAGGAGCTTTGTTAAAATACAGACAAGGATTTTCTCCACCAACTCCTATTCAACCAGCTCCTATTAATAATGCTTTTTTTACTATTACTCAAGAAGGTAAAGGAGATGCAGAATATATAGCAGGTGTTCCTTCAGCTATGATGGGATTTACTCAACAACAATCTGAAACTTATAGAGGTCTACTTGCTAATGATGAGTTTGGTACTCGTAGATTAAAAGCTTGGATGGGTAGCATTGTAGAACCTGCTTTAGAACATTTAGGTAGATGTTTTCAAATGATGGCTCAATCTCACTATTCAGTAGAAAAAGTATTTAGAATTGTACAACCAGAAGCTGGTCAAAGACCAGATGAAGAAAAAGATGTAAGAGTTAATATTCCTATATACAATGATTATGGTAAAGCTATTTCAGTTTATAAAGATTATGCATCTGCTAGGTTTGACATAAGAATAATAGCTGGAGCTACAATGCCAATTAATAGATGGGCATTATTAGAAGAATATTTTAGATGGTTTCAATCAGGATTAATTGATGATGTTGCTATGATAGCTGAAACTGATATAAGAAATAAAGATAAAATTATTGAAAGAAAATCAATGTACTCTCAACTTCAAGGTCAACTATCTTCTTTGGAAGAAGCTATGAAGGATAAAGATGGAACGATTGAAACTTTACAACGTCAATTAGTACAAGCTGGTATTAAAATGAAAGTTGGAGAAGCTTCAGGTGAAGTAAGAAAAAATGTTTTACAAACAGAAGCTCAACAAAAACTTCTTAGAGGTCTTTTAAAAGGTGAATTCGATAATGCTAAAAAAGACTTAAAAAGAGAAATGGATACAGTTGCAGAAAATAATAAAAAAGAATAAAAGATAGTTGTTTTTATAATTATTTCTGCATTAAATTAAAAAAACGAATAAAAGGATAAAATATGGAGCAACAACAAGTAAGTAACGCTTCTTTAGAAGAAGCCCCTGAAAGTAATGTCCAAGACCTTAACGATTTAGAGTCTGGAGATTTTTTTGAATCTTTAGATAATAGCGTTAACGGAGGTATATTAGATAGCGAATATTCGCAGTCAACCTCGCAAAATTTAGATGATAATACATCAGCGAGCCCCAGCGGAGTTCCAGAGCAAGGCGAAGATGCTTTGCAAAAAAGGTATAGTGATTCAAGTCGAGAAGCTAAACGCCTAAATGGCAAGCTTACCGAAATAGAACCATATATGCCAATCCTCGATGCAATGAGGGAAGACCCTAATTTAATTACTCATGTGAGAAATTATTTTGAGGGTGGTGGTCAAGCACCAGAAAGTATGGCTCAAAACATGGAACTTCCTGAAGATTTTTCATTTGACCCAGATGATGCTTTTTCTGACCCAAAGTCAGATTCAGCAAAAGTATTTGGGGCAACAGTTGATGGTATTGTTCAACGTAGACTTAACAGCGAGTTAGGAAAACAGAAAACAGAAAACCAAAGACTTGCACGAGAAACTGCCTTTAAATCAAAAGTAGATATGACTGAAAATGAATGGTCTACTTTTGTTGATTTTGCTAAAAATAAATCTCTAGAATTAGATGATATTTATTATTTAATGAAGAGAAAAGAACGAGAGTCTAATATTGCCGATAACGCAAGAGACCAAGTTGCTACTCAGATGAAAAAAGTACAACAACAACCTCGTTCATTAGCTACTGCTGGTAGTGCTCCTGTTGAACAATCTCAAGATGACCAAGTATTTGACACTTTACTAGGTATTGACCAAAAACTGGATAACGTCTTTGGTTAAAAGTTGATTTTTTAACTATTTAACAAAGACATAATTAAG